GCTGTAAGTTCTGTCGCAATGTGCTCAACGCCAGCACTAAGCCTAACAATAGCGATATTGGCCCTTTCATCTTCGGTGCCACGGGCAGTGATCCACCGCGATGCAGTGCCACCAACACCACCAAGCAGCAGGCAGGCAAGACCAACGATCAGGTTCTCAACCACGGCCTTAGCGGTGCATTGCGTCTTGCTGTTAGTTTAGCTAGACCACGGCACACCAGCCGCCTTGGTAGGAGTGGCCTGTTGCTGGTGTGGTCAGTGCCGTCAGGTCTGAAATTTTGCGGTTTGCCATGGTGTTGGATGTGTGGTGTTACCACTCAAGGATAAAGACAACGCCTGCGGTGCCATTAGCACTGGCAGCACCAGCGTTGCCGCCGGGGCCTCCACGACCTCGGCCACCTGCAAAGAATGTAACGCCACCACCACCTGCACCTTTAGCGCCGCCGCCACCATCAATGGCAATCACGCTGTTTGATGTGCCACCACCAGAACCTGCGCTATACCAGCCAGCGTTATTGTATTGAGCGCCGCCGCCGCCATTGCCTGTAATCGTCAACCCCGTGCCAATAGGGTCAAGCGTTGTATTGGCTCCAGTTCCACCAACAACGGTAGTCGCGCTATCGACATAATTAACACCAGCACCGCCACCACCTATAGTAATTGAAGCAGATGCGCCTAATTCGGTTGTGTTGTATAACCTTGCAGCAGTGCCGCCAGCACCAGCGCCAAAGCCTAAGTCGCCTCCATCTCCGCTTTCAGTCACACCGCCACCACCACCGCCAGTGGCAAACGCTAGGAATGTTGTCTTACCTGCTGTTGGTGTGTAGGTGCCGCTTGCCGTGAATACTTGAATGGAGGCGCCTGAGGCGACAGTGCCCCATGTTGCTGTAGTGGCGTCAGTAACCAGTGCCTTGCCTGCATTGCCACTTTGGCTTGGCAGTAATGCCGCTAGCGCCAGTGCTGCGGTGATCGCACCCGTGCCGCCGTTAGCGATCGGTGTGATGCCGCCAACTTGAAACCCAGCAGGGTCGAGCACGCCTACGGTGATCCATGCGCCGTTGGATCCATTGCGGATCTTGTAAACGGGCGGGCTGCTGCTGGTATCCACCCACGGCTGGAAGGCAACTTTTACAGTTGGTTCGTTGCCACTGCTTTGGCTGAACAGTGCAGCGAGGTTGTCGTTGATGTCAGCGCGAACACTGGGAAAAGTTGCGTTCTGGACTGATTGGTCAGATTGTGCCATTAGAAAGCGCGACCGTAGCCAACTGCATTATAGGTGAAGTTTATCACCTGCCTAGCCCCACCTAGCAGAAAATCAATGTCAAAGCCCGTCCGGGTTAGATTGGTGATCTGCGCATGGGTGTTTGCTCCGATTGATAATGCCGTCACGCCAATGCTTGGCAGTAAGCTGTAGTACGGATCACCAACAGTAACAGCTTTATAGTAAGCATTGGGGAATGTGATCGAGGTGACGGCACTGCTGCTGCTGGCTTGAGTGGCAAGGCTGCTGGTAACGCGCCGCGTTAGCTCAAGCTCTGCGCCAAGCTCGTCAATCGCCACACCAATCAATTCTGTTTCAGTGGTGAACGCAGCCTTCAGTTGCACGCCACGACCACGGATCATGCCGCTAACAAATTCAGTCCATGGCCCATAGTTAGGCGAGCCCGATGGATCATCCAAAGTTGTGCGCACATACATCACAACATTAATCCCATCTGCCACTGTGCCATCAAAGAACCCTGGCTGCGCATCAAAGCTGCCACTAACTGAATCAAACAACGTTGAAAATACCAGTGGATAACTTACGATGTAACGTCGAATCCTAAAATCATATACATCGCCAAGATCAAAGGTATCTTGGAATTGGTATTCTGCGCCGCAGTCACCAGCGCAATAGATCACCTCCCAGTAATCGGGCGTTACATACGGGTCTGGTTCTAACGTCAGGGCAGTTTCACCTGCATCATATGCGCAGTTTGTTTTTGTGCCGCTGAATGGTGTAGCAAGGCTTTGCTCTTCCCATTCCTTTGCAACAATCCGCGATTCTGGTTGCGGCAATGTTATTTCAAAGCCTGTTGCATTTGTTGAGCGGTTACCTAGGAAGTCTTCAAACTTCAAGAAGTAGGTGCCAGGCAGTAGTGGCACTTGCTTTTGCGTTGAGCTACCAGCAACTGCTTGTACCACATCATTACTGCTATTCCATTCAGCACTTGCTAGATCCCGTGGGTCATGACGGATGATGACGCGACCACCTACCTGCACGTCAAGTTCTGGCGCCTGCTTCCAAGTAAGGATAAGCATGTCCTCACCAGTGGCAATAGCGCTAAGGTCTTGCACATCAGACGGCGCTGCGCCAAGGCCAGCTACTGTGTAATCAGCCAGTGCAGGTTCACTGAACAAGATACCAGTGGTGCTAATGCTGCTCACTTGGATTTGATAGCTGCCTACTTTAACGTCGAGGATATCAAACGTAGTGCCTTGTACTGTAACAGTAGTGAAGTTGTCGTCTTCATGGCGCCACTTAACGCGGAACTTCTTGATACCTTTTGGCGCAAACCAGCCAAATGTAATCTTAACAGCTATACGTCCATTGAGTTCATACTGCACCTCTGGACTTGTGCCACCACCAAGCTGCTGAGTGCTGATCGCTGCAAGCTCACTTGGCTGTGCAGGAATCTCATTAAGGTTGGTTGTATCCCTAGTCTCAAGCGGCACGCCATCTTCAATGTAGGCGTATTTGCTTTCATTATGTGCAATCGCTACGATGCCGTAGTTAATGCCATCTGATTCATTGACGCTAAGCACACGCCATGTGGATGCCTGAAGTGTTGGGCTTTCTAATATCCAGATACTGTTGGCATTAGGCGCAGCACTTAATGCAGATTGTAAAGTGATTACATTGGTTACAACTGTTGAGATTTCACGTTGTTCTACGGTGCCATCAGGGAGCACTACGCTTAGCAGCGAACCACCTTCAATGCTTAGGTCGGTGTTGGCGGAATCATCAACCGTTACTGAAGTTGTAGTTGCGGCACTGATGCGACCGGCCCTGCGTGATCCGGCCCGTACTGGATCTGAAATCAGGATGATCTGCCCAGGCCGTACCTGCTGGCCTGCGTCAAGGCTGGATGCAAAGGTGCACACCTCCTTCTCGTAGCGTTCTGCAAAGAGCAGCCACTTGCCGATGCGGTTGGCTTGGCCTCTGCTGGTGCAGGCGAAGGCACTGACTTCAGCGCGAACAACGCCATACTTGGCAATGGCATCAATGTCCTCCACCACCTCATAGGCAGTGTCGCGCAGGCTCAGGTCTAGGTAGCTGACCACTGCCACATTGGGCCTCACCTTGAGGCTGCTGCCGCTGTAGCTGAAGCCCTCTGGCGTTACGTTGGCTTGATTGAATAGATAGACGGGATCCGATGGTGCATCCTGCTCGATCGTGAGGCTGCCGGTGCTCCAGTACGCCTGGCACCGCATCACTGATAGCAGGTCATTGACCAGCTTGTACGCTTCCTCTGCGGTTTGAACTGAGGTGCTGCAACTGAACCGTGCTTCTTGGCCGCCAAAGCCATCATCTACTAATGCGTTGGAATACTTACTAGCAACAAAAAAGGCAAACTTATCCAGTTGCGCTGTACTGATGTGATTGCCAAATCCATAGCGCGGGCTGGTGAGCAAATCGTAAAGTATCCAGGCCGGGCATGATGTCCACGTTGCTGCTGCAAACGTACCAGTCCAGACAAAGTTGTCTGGGTAGATGATCCGCCCAGTAGTAGAATCAACAGTAACGCCAGCAGGTATTAGAACCTTGATACCTTTAACCAGATAGCTGCGAGCTGGGATGCTACTGAATTGCTCTGCATCTACTCTGAGGCCAACCAATGCGCTGTTGGCATAGGTCAGTTTTGCATCAATGATCTCGGTGTAGCTGCTCCAGCTAAACGCATTGGCCAATAATGTGCTGGTGCTGTCATCCGTGATACGCGTTACCTTGATGTCTACAATGTCGGATGGATTTGGACGGGCTAATTGAATTAGGTAGTCCTTGCGATACTCGTCTGCTGTACGGCCACTGATAGTATCGTCGATCTTGGTGGTGTAGCCGCCGCCTTGGTACTGAATTGCAATCTGCAACTGGAGGCTAGAACCTGATGTGTCGCCGTTTGTATTGTTGATCTGCTGAAGCGATGGGATGGCGATCGTAATGCGAACAGCATCGACGTCAACGTCGGTGATGGTGCGAACCTGCGGCACGTCTTTGACAACCGTGATACCTACGGGCTTTTCATCTTCAATGCCACCGCTGAGTGGGATGTACGTTTGATTCTGCGTACCATTGCGCGTGTAGATTGTTACATCTTGGAAGTTGTAACTACCGTCTGGATTCTGTAAGACTGTGTTGTTCAGGAAGATAGACTTGAAGCCATCAGCTAATCCTTCAATCTCGCCTTCTGAAATGAGGTCAATGACGTTGGCATACTGCCTTGAATCAAGGCTGTCTGGTGCCGTAGATGGCGTGCGGCTGCTGCCGCCACCACCACCTTTGCCGCCATCACCACCAGCGCCGATGATCGTCATGCCTGCACCTGCACGGTATCAACTCCAGCGGAAATCACCACACTGCCGACTAGCGTCAGGCCATAGACGCATGGCACTGGTACGCCTTGCCTTGATGTCTGCTGGATGCCGGAGAAGTTGAATGTCTTGCGTGGATCGTTGTCGCTGCCAGCACCTTGCGGGATCGTAGGTACTGGTGACAGCAATTGGGCGACGCCGCCGAGGACAAGACTGGCGCCGACTAAACTTAAAGAAGTACCAATACCAGCCAAGAACGCACCACCTTGAGCCGCGCTAACACCAAAAAGGCTAGTTGCTCCAAACGCTCCAGCCCCTGGCAAAAGGAAGGATAAAGCAATTAAACCAATGCCTGCAAGTATCCGCCCCACTGCCCCGGCCCCTGCGATCACAGGCACGATCATGATGTCCTGCTGGCCGGCTGGATCGTGGATCTCGTCTAGCGTCAGGTCATAGCTGCCGACCGTAACGCGATAATGCTGATCGGCCATGTGCTGCTCAAGGCCCGAGAAATTCGCCGCTAGCATC